CCATTCCAACTTGTTGTATTTCACTTCCTCATTGGCATTTATGCTTATATGGGTCGTGAATGGGAACTCTCTTACCGTCTAGGTATGCGTCCTTGGATTATGGTTGCTTACTCAGCACCTGTTGCTGCTGCATCTGCTGTATTCCTGGTCTATCCTTTTGGTCAAGGTTCTTTCTCTGATGCTATGCCTCTTGGTATTTCTGGCACATTTAACTATATGCTTGTCTTCCAGGCAGAACATAACATTCTAATGCACCCCTTCCATATGTTGGGTGTTGCTGGTGTCTTTGGTGGTTCACTTTTCAGTGCTATGCATGGTTCACTGGTGACTTCTTCACTGGTTCGTGAAACCACTGAAACTGAATCCCAGAATTATGGTTATAAGTTTGGTCAAGAAGAAGAGACATACAACATTGTTGCTGCTCATGGATACTTTGGGAGACTTATCTTCCAATATGCTTCTTTCAACAACAGTCGTTCACTGCACTTTTTCCTTGCTGCCTGGCCTGTTGTAGGCATTTGGTTTGCTGCACTTGGTGTTAGCACCATGGCATTCAACCTGAATGGTTTCAACTTTAACCAGTCTCTGCTTGATAGTCAGAACAATGTTATCCCTACTTGGGCAGACATTCTAAATCGTGCTGGTCTTGGTTTTGAGGTAATGCACGAGCGCAATGCTCACAACTTCCCATTGGATCTTGCTGCTGCTGAGACAACACAAGTTGCCTTGACTGCACCAACCATTGGTTGATACCTTAACTGGTATAAAATAAATCAATCCCCTTCTGGGGATTTTTTTATGTAAATAAATACCTATAAGTCGCAGGTACTTATGGTTCCTCTGCATTCGCCTAAGGACTATCTGTTTAATCTTCACACATCATCCAAGAGTGAAGCAAAACGATTATGGAGGCAGAATATAAAGGATGCATGGGATAACCAATGTGCTTATTGTGAATCTAAAGAATCTATAACACTAGATCATATCCTTCCCCAGTGTAAGGGTGGTCTAGATGTCAAAACAAATGTAGTTGCCTGTTGTCATTCTTGCAATCAATCCAAAGGACATACTCCTTGGGAGGAATGGTATTGTAACCAAGACTTTTATTCAGATGATAACTATAATAAGATTAGAACCTGGATGAAACCAGAAAAACCATCTAATTTGTACAGATATCCTCCTAGAAGAAATTATGTTCCTTAAATGATAACCTCAGAAACTTCTTATAAACTTGTAGAAATTATCCATGATACTTGGCCTAACCTTTACAGACCAATAAAAAGGGATTATAATAAAACAAAAGAATTAAAACCCAAGAATGAAAAAGTATAATACAGAAGATTACTTTTCTGTAAGAGAAAGAAGGACTGGAAGAAAAATTTGTGACTGTGGGGATTTTGAAGATGCAAGAATGCTCATGCATATGGATGCACCAAATCGTGAAATTGTAAAAAACAAAACACTTATGGGTGCAGTTATTGATGTAGAAATGCCCAAGGCACTTCCTACTAATGAGATAGTACAAGGTGGTGTTGGTAATTCTTGGGAAACTCCAATGCCATCTGGTAATGGACCTGGATCATTACCTCAAATCAAACTACCAGAAAGACAACAAGAACCTTTTATTGTTAATTGATATGAAAGTATGCCATGTAGTTTTTTCTACCAATAGGGTAGAGTTTTTGAAAAAAACATTTGAAGCACAAAAGAAATTTAATTATACTGGAGTAGAAGTACATAAACTTTTTATAGATGATTATCCTCTAGGTAGAGACAATGATGCTTTAGTTGAATTTGTAAAATCTTATGGTTATAATGAAGTAATCCTTCATGAAGAAAACCTTGGAATTACAAAAACTTGGCAACAGCTTTTTGATATAGTTAAGGATAGGGATTATGATTATATTCTACATCAAGAAGATGATGTGGAAATCATGTACCCATTAAAAGTTCTTGATATGATTGAAATTCTTCAACAGGATCCTACTTTATCTCAAGTTCAATTGAAGAGAAATAATTGGTATGGTCATGAGACAGAAGAGATAGGACCTAGAGAAGATGATGTAGTTTTTAAACATTATAGATATGAAAAGGCAACTCCATATTTTTGGATGTTAACTTCTCTTTATCCTGCATGGATAGCAAAAGAACCTATTCTAGAAAGAACTGGATATAATCCTTCAGAATCAGTTATTGCTCAATATTTACAAATGCAATATAATATTGGTGCAGCATTATTAAAAACTGATACTGGTGGAATGATGGTCAATCATATTGGCGATTATTTTCATGGTAAAAGAGTTGCAGAAGGAGAACCTGGATGGGATAGATTTCATATGCTTAATCCAGATATAAAATATTGTTCACGAACAGGAGATTATTGGAATGAAAGTTGATATGATTATTGCTGATAATTTTTATGATGATGCATATTCTATAAGAAATTATGCTCTATCTCAGCAATTTAATGTAAAAGGAAATTTCCCAGGGGCTAGAACTAATCCTTGCCTTACTGATGAAATGAAGGGAGCTATAAATGCTTTAGTTACTTATCCTGGAGGGGGAGTTACTGATTGGTTAAACAATCCAGATGGGACAGGATATACTGGAGCATTTCAAATTTGCACTGCAAATGATAGAACTTGGATTCATGCTGATTACAATAATATGTGGGCAGGAGTTTGTTACTTAACTCCAGATGCTCCTCTTAGTGGAGGAACTGCCATATACAGGTATAAAGAAACTAAAGAAATTCAATATACTAATACTGATTATGGATTTGATGGGTATGATATGACCAAATGGGAACTTGTGGATAGAATTGGAAATATTTTTAATAGACTTATTCTTTATAGAGGAAATCTTTTTCACTCATCTATAGATTATTTTGGATCTACCACAGATAATGGAAGACTATTCCAAACTTTCTTTTTTAATACCGCTTATTAATCATGAGAGTTTATAATGAAGGAACTTCTTATCATGAAGTTCCTTGGGAGATGGGAAAATTTAGTTATGGACCAGAATGTGGACATGTTCACATTCAACAATTCTTTGAAAATACTAAATTATACATAGGAAATTATACTGCCATAGGTCCAAATACAGCTGTTTATTTGGGAGGCAATCACATTACTAATTGGGCAACTGCTTTTCCATTTAAAGCATATTATATGTTCAATAAAGCAAATCCTTTAATTAATTACAGTAATGGTGATGTAGTTATTGGCAATGATGTTTGGATTGCTGCCAATACAACTATTATGAGTGGAGTTACTATTGGGGATGGAGCAGTAATTGCTAATAATTCTCATGTGGTTAAGGATGTAGAACCCTATACTGTTGTTGGAGGAAACCCAGCTAAAGTAATTAGGAAGAGATTCTCAGATAATATTATAGAACTACTTTTGAAATTAAGATGGTGGGAGTTTGAGGATGATCAAATTAATGACATGCTTCCAATACTCCAAAAAGATCCCACAGAAATAGAAATAAAAGATTTACTTAATAGGTATAGGTCCCATGAACATAATGTTTAATACAACTATTAATCAAGATTTTTCAAAAAGAATCTTTGTAGTAGATAATTTTTACTCAGATCCTTATGCAGTAAGAGAGTTTGCTTTACAGCAAGAATTTATTGCAGATCTTAGATATTATAAAGGAAAAAGAACCCAAGAAAAGTTTTTTGTTCCAGGTACAAAAGAAGTTTTTGAATCTATCATTGGATCTCAAATTAATATTTGGGAAGAATATGGTGTGAATGGAGTATTCCAAACATGTAATGCAGAAGATGCTCTTGTATATCATACAGATTTACAACAATGGGCAGGCATGGTATACTTAACTCCAGATGCTCCTTTTGAGTGTGGAACTTCTACGTATGCTCATAAAGAAACTAGAGCAAGGCATACATCAGATCCTGGGATTGAAAATGCATTTGCTGGAGGTTTTTATGATAAAAGTAAATTTGAATTAGTTGATACTGTTGGTAATGTTTTTAATAGACTTGTTATTTTTAATGGCAAGTGTATACATTCTGCCTCAGAATACTTTGGCCAAACATTAGAAGATTCCAGATTGTTCCACATGTTTTTCTTTGATTGATATGAAAAAATACAAGTTTAGTATTATTACTCCAGAGCATAGTAAAAAAAATATTCCTTTCCTAGTTGAATTGTATGAGACAATTAAGGGACAAACTTATACTGATTGGGAATGGATTCTTTATTTGAATGGTGAATGTAAAACCTCAGACATTCCAGATGAAATTAAAGCAGATAAAAAGGTAAAGATCCATACAGGAATAACTAATTCTAATATTGGGTTTATTAAAAACAAAGCTTTTTTCCTAGGGACTGGAGATATTCTAGTAGAAGTAGATCATGATGATTTACTTTCTTTAGATTGTTTAGAGGAACTCAATCTAGCTTTCCAAGATGAAGAAATTGGATTTGCTTACAGTGAAAATCTTCTTTATGATATGAGAGGGAACGAGTTTAAAGTTCCTTGGAACCCTGAAAATGGATGGACCAATACTTGGGTCAATTTTAGGGGGGAAGATTTTATGAAAATAGATCAGTTCCCAGCAACCAGTCAGAGTGTAAGTATTATTTGGTATGCTCCAGACCATGTTAGATCTTGGAGAAAGGAAATCTATCATGAATTGGGTGGACATAATCCAGAGTTAAATATCTGTGATGATCATGAATTAGTAATTAGAACTTATCTTAAAACTAAATTTAAATTTATCAAGAAAATTCTTTATTACTATAGATGGTTGCCAGGAGGAGATAATACTCAACTGATTAGAAATGAAGCAATTCAAATCAAAACTTTTGAATTGATGAGGGAATATTCTCAACTGTTAGCAGAAAGAGATGCTGACCTTAAGGGTTTGATGAAGGTTGATATTGGTGGAGGATTGTTTCCAAGACCTGGATATGTTACTATTGATCAAGAAGGTGGTGACATTACTTGTGATTTAAATGAAGGAATTCCACTGCCAGACAATAGTGTTGGTGTTATTAATGCAAGTCATGTATTAGAACACCTAAAGGATCCAATCAAATCCATGAAAGAAATTTACAGAGTTCTTTGTGATGGGGGTTGGGCATTCATTGAAGTTCCTTCTACAGATGGAAGAGGAGCTTTCCAAGATCCAACTCATGTTAGTTTTTGGAATGAAAATAGTTTCTGGTATTATACTAGAAGAGATAAAGCACAATTTATCAGAAATGATACAATTAAGTTTCAAGAGTTTAGACTTGATACTACATGGTGGCAAGATAACATAGCAGTAACAAGTGCTTGGCTTTGTGCCATAAAATCAAATACACGTAGACCACATCCAGTTAGAATTTAAAGTTATGAATTTTACAGTTTACAGCAAAAGAGGTTGTCCATATTGCGACAAAATTAAAACAGTTCTTGGGGATCTTAGTATCAGAAAAGGGATCCCTGTAATTTCATATGAACTTGGTACTGATTTTACCAGAGAAGAATTTTATTCAGAATTTGGTCAAGGATCTACTTTTCCTCAAATCATTATGGATGGGAAGCATCTTGGGGGGTGTTCTGATACAGTTAAATATCTGAGTGAACAATCACTTCTTTGATGAGTTCTATAAATAATCAAAGAACCCCTGATATTAATAGGGGTGTTGAGTTGCTATTAAGAAGAAGGACACCTGAAAAGAAAACATTTTCATTTGTTTTTCAAAAGATGGTCTCTTTTTTAAGGAAAGATATAACCATTTACTTTAATATTTCTCTTGATATCAAGAGACAAAAGTAGTAAGGAGTACTAAAATGATAGCAATAACACTAGTTTTCTCAGTAATGTTTTTCATTATGTCTTTAGTGGTTGGAGGATTAGTTGGTTGGGTTTATAGAGAACATGCTTGGTCCCAACAAGTTGCAAGATTACATCCAGAAATGTATGATGAAAATGGAAATGTTATTCCTGATGAAATTATTGCCTTTAGATTTGAAGGAGATCTAGAGGAAGACGATCCTGAAGATTAATTAATTGGAGTTAAACCTATGAAATTACCACCAAATCAATTGGTGTCTGAAATTATTCAAAGAGTTTCTAATGCAAAAACTAGAGACGAAAAGATTCAAATTTTAAGACACTATGATTCCCCTGCTCTTAGAGCAGTTCTTATATGGAATTTTGAAGATAAAGTATTATCTGATCTACCTCCTGGAGAGGTCCCATATACCCCTAATGATGCTCCCATTGGCACAGAACACTCAAAACTTATTCATGAGTGGCAGAAGTTTAATCACTTTGTTCAAGGGGTGACTAATGTTACTAAAATTAGAAAAGAAGTGATGTTTATTCAACTTCTAGAAGCTCTACATTCATCTGAATCTGAGTTAATTTGCGTTATGAAAGATAAGCAACTACATAAAAGATTTAAAATTACAAAAGCAGTTGTTCAAGATGCTTTCCCAGAAATTCAATTCTCCTCTTAATTAAATTGAGGTAAGTAGAATTGAAGGTTATTCATAAAGATTGTGCTAAAGAATGCTCAAGAGATAAATCTCTCCCAAGAGATAGTTACTTAGTTACATATATTGATAAGGATAAACTTAAATATGATATAGTTCAAGCATCTAGTGTAGTGGAAATTTTTGATGTCTATTATGATGACCTTGGAAAAGGTGGCATTCAAAAAATTCAATGGACTGATGGAACTATAAACCCTAGAATGTATGGGGAAAAACCTAAGAAAAAATCTAAGTAATATGATGGGGAAACATTATTTACTAAACCTATATGGATGCTCATTTGTTCTTTTGAATGATGAGCGTTGCCTTATAGACTTACTAGAAAATGCAGCAGTTGCAAGTGGTGCCACTGTGGTTAAAACTATCTCAAAAAAGTTTGACCCACAAGGAGTTACTGTTCTTTGTTTGCTGTCTGAAAGTCATATTAGCATTCATACTTGGCCAGAGGATGGTAAAGCTTCTGTAGATGTATATACCTGTGGTGATTGTAATCCTAAAATTGGTTGTGATATTATCATTCAACAACTGTTTGCAACAAATCACACTTTAAGTTATATTGAAAGATAGACAAAAGAGACAACAAGCCATATAATTAGAGATGTGTTTGCTATACACATTATGTCACGCACTTATAGGTCAACAGAAGGATGGCACAGTGGAGCACTTAGGTTCCCACATACATTCAGTGAGATTAAACAGTTAGATGGAATTTTACATGAAGAGGACTTAGAGGGTCTTCCTGTTTCTGGAATCAATCATATGAGAGCAAGAGAGCATCAATTGCCTACTGCTTGGGATGATAAAGTAATTAGTGCCTACTATGAAGTCTAAGTGGAATGTAGATCCCACTAAAGCAGTAACAATCGCCCGTCTAATTGGAGAATTAGAGGGCGTTTCTTATATCTTGGATTGCTTAGATGAACCAGAAGAGTATGGGTATATTCAAAATATGAAACAAAAGTATTATAAAGAATACTTTAAAAGAAAAAAAGAAGGGAGAGATTGACTTCTCTCCTTTTTTTGTGTAAAATTGAAAGAGACTATACATTTTTTATGGATAGAGAAAAAGTTAGAATGATTGTTAGAAACCTGGATCTTTTAGTTCGTTCCTTAAGGGAAGAAATAGAAGGACCTCCTGCAAAAATTGTAATAGAGGATGATGCTATAGTCACTCCTTACAGTGAAGATTATGATGAGGTGTATTGATGAAGTTCTCAGATGCTGCTAGACTAGCAAAGGTAGCCCTTAAACAACCTTGGTTATATGAGGAAAATGAACTGAAGTATATTAAAAAGGCAAAAAAACTTGCACAGTATGCACTTAAACTAAAACATATGAAAGGAGAAAATGATGAGTTCCAAAGTTAAATTAGTTTCAGTTACTCCTAATGCTGAACAAACAATGGCATACATTGCCAGAGTTAGTAATCCAGGCAACCAAGAGAACCCAAACTATGCTGGACTACTAAAGTATTGTATCAAGCACAATCATTGGAGTGTGTTTGAACAAGCAACAATGACTCTAGAAATTGAAACTACTAGAGGAATTGCAGCACAAATCTTGAGACATAGGAGTTTTACATTCCAAGAGTTCTCCCAGAGGTATGCTGACACAAATCTGATTACATCAGATATTCCCCTACCAGAACTTCGTAGGCAGGATACAAAGAACCGTCAGAATTCCACTGATGACCTTCCAGCAGACCTTAGGATTGAACTCTACTCCAAGATCCAAGATCACTTTGATGCTGCTCAGAACCTCTACAAGGAACTTCTAGAGGCAGATGTGGCAAAAGAGTGTGCAAGGTTTGTTCTTCCTTTAGCAACTCCTACAAGATTGTATATGACTGGTTCTGTGCGTTCTTGGTTGCATTATATTGATCTGCGTTCTGCACATGGAACTCAAAAAGAACATATGCAAATTGCAGAAGAAGTTCGCTGTATCTTTACCTGTCAATTTCCTGCAGTATCTGCTGCTCTTGAGTGGACTCGTGAAGAATGTCCAGAGTGTCAAGATGCTCCGTCTATTTGTATAGAATAAATATTTTTGTATTTGATATATCTTATGGCAATTTATCCGATTATACACAAGGAAACTGGGGAAACTAAAGTTGTAGAAATGAGTATTAATGAAATTACTCAATGGTATAACGATAATCCAGAATGGAAAAGAGATTGGTCACAAGGATGTGCAAGTCCAGGAGAAACTGGTGATTGGAGAAACAAACTAATTAGTAGAAATCCAGGATGGAATGATGTCCTAGGTAAAGCAAGTAAAGCCCCTGGCTCTAGAGTAAAAAAAATCTAATGACAAGAAAAAAAAGAAGCAATGACCTGCATCCAATTGGCATTGGGATGACTTCAAAACAAATGAAAAGAAGGAAACCAATCAATACAGATCTATTACTGGATATAAATCCAGTAACTGAAAATCAAGGTAAACTTTTTGATGCTTATAATTCAGATAAACATCTTTTTGTTTATGGTTGTGCTGGAACTGGTAAAACATTTTGTGCGTTATACTTAGCACTTAAAGATGTTCTTAGTGAAATTACTCCATATCAAAAGATTGTTATTGTTAGATCTCTAGTTGCAACTAGAGAAATTGGGTTTCTTCCTGGGGACCATGATGATAAGTCTGCACTTTATCAGATCCCATATAAGAACATGGTCAAGTACATGTTTGAAATGCCATCTGATGCAGAATTTGAAATGCTCTATGGAAGTTTAAAAACTCAAGAGACTGTTACTTTTTGGAGTACTTCTTTTATTAGAGGAACAACCTTAGACAATTCTATTATCATTGTAGATGAAGCACAAAACTTGAACTTTCATGAACTTGATAGTATAATTACAAGGGTTGGAGACAACTCAAGGATTGTGTTTTGTGGAGATGCTACACAATCAGATTTAACTAAGAACAATGAAAGAAATGGTATTTTAGATTTTATGAAAATCATTCAAAGAATGCCTGAATTTGAAACCATTGAATTTGGTGTAGATGATATTGTTAGGTCTGGATTAGTTAAATCTTATATTGTTAATAAAATAGCTGCTGGTTTTTAATGTTTAATCATATTGATATTAGTCTCCCTCAATTAGAGAGGGAGACCATTGATGGTGTAAGATATTATAAAGTACCTGATGGAGATGAACTTCTAAAGTTTGTCTCTATTACTTCTGTAACCAGTCACCACAATAAACATATTTTCGAGAACTGGAGAAAAAAGGTAGGAGAAGAAAAAGCAAATAGAGTCAATAAAGCAGCAACAAGTAGAGGAACAGATTTACACTCTCTAGTAGAAAATTATCTTTTCAATTCTTTAGAACTTCCAGAAGTTCAAATTATTTCTAAACATTTATTTAAAATCATTAAACCAGATATTGATAAGATAAATAATATTCATGCTTTAGAGAGTTCTCTGTACAGCAAGCAATTAGGAATTGCAGGTACAGTTGATTGTATTGCAGAATACAATGGAGAACTCTCTGTAATTGACTTTAAAACTTCTAAGAAGCCAAAACCTAAAGAATGGGTTGAGCATTATTTTGTACAAGCAGCAGCATATGCCTGCATGTTTTATGAATTGACTGGAATCTCGGTTAAAAAACTTGTCATTATCATGGCTTGTGAAGATGGTGATTGCGTTGTTTATGAAGAGTATGATAAAATGAAATACATCAAACTTCTTTCACAGTACATTAAAGATTTTATACAATTTAAATTAAAAGAATATGGAAAGTAAATTAAAATCTGCATTAGAATCAAAGTTTTTATGCCAAGCAAAATTTTCTCAACTAATTGAAGATCTAGTTAAGGTTAATAAAAATATGAATTATATTGATGCAATAGTTCATTATTGTGATCAAAATAATATTGAAGTAGATTCTGTTGGTAAACTAATTAGCAAACCTTTGAAAGAAAAACTCAAATGTGATGCTATCAATTTAAATTTTCTAAAGCGTACATCTAGAGCAAAACTTTTAATATGACACCATTTGATGCTTATAAAACTTACCTTGCACTGAAAAATCATTTTAGCAAAAACAATTATGATTATCACAAGTATGCAGGTAGGTCTAGAGCATCAATAGAATCATTTAATAAAAGAAAAGATAAGTATTGGTTTGAAAAACTTAGCAGACAAAAGAGCGATGAGGAGATTAAAAACTTCTGCATCGCTAATTTTGTAGAAGCAGATGATCCAAACAGTTTGTGGATTGGTAATGTCATCAGAGCAGGAGATATTTATTACAAGGAGTGGGTTAAAAGACAGCAAAGTTTGCAGTATATTTTTACCCAACAATCACAAGAGATGTTGTCTTCAAGCAACTTAGAAGAGTTATTTGATTGTTCAAGGCAACATCCTCCTATTCTTAAAATGTTCCTGGGCGGGAAAATTGATATAGAAACACTAGTGATTTGGGATAAGATATTCCTGTTCAGGAACAATTTTGACAAGAAACTTTTAGATCCAATTTGGGAATCTGTGTCATTAAAAATAAAGAAGTACACACCATTTCTAAATATCGATGTGTTCAAGTATAAGAAGATTTTAAAGGATACAATTACAGGAGAATAAAATGTCTTTTTTTGATTCAGAAATGGTTCAAGAAGAAATGAATACTATTGCAAAGATTCAAAAGAAGATCGTAAAAGAACTTCCATCATTTTTCATTATGGATGCTAATGAAAAATTAGAACATATAAATCTTCTTTCTGAACTTTTAGAAAAACAACAAATTCTTTATACTAGACTAACTCTTTCTGATGATCCAGATGCTCTGAGACTGAAAGAACAAATGATAGAATCAGCAAAGATATTAGGGTTTGGACCAAATCCTGATGTGAATGTTGTATTTAAATCTATGCAGAAAACAATTGATAGTCTTAGAAAAAGAACAGATAAATAAGGTTGACAAGAGTGTTTGGTTGTGCTATAATACTCTTGTGATCTCAATCCGATCAATCCAATTAATCCGAGGTAATCCATGTCCTTTTCAGACATTAAAAAACAATCCAAGCTTGGTTCTCTTACTTCTAAACTAGTACAAGAAGTAGAGAAGATGAATACTTCAAGTAATTCTGCAGATGATAGACTGTGGAAACCTGAAGTAGACAAAGCAGGTAATGGATTTGCAGTTATTAGATTTCTTACTGCTCCAGAGGGAGAAGATCTTCCATGGGCAAAAGTATATAATCATGCCTTCCAGGGAACTGGTGGATGGTTAATTGATAATTGTCTTACAACTCTTGGTCAACAGTGTCCAGTTTGCGAAGCAAATCGTGAACTGTGGAATACTGGAAGCAAAGCAAACCAAGAAATTGTTCGTCAAAGAAAGCGTAAACTTTCTTACTACTCCAACATCTATGTTGTGAGTGACAAGGCACACCCTGAGAATGAAGGTAAGGTGTTCCTGTTTAAGTATGGCAAGAAGATCTTTGATAAGATCTCTGCTGCTATGCAACCAGAGTTCGATGATGAGACTCCTATTGATCCTTTTGACTTCTGGAATGGTGCAAACTTCAAAGTGAAGATCACCAAGAAGGATGGTTATTGGAACTATGATAAGTCTGAGTTTGAGGCTCCATCAACCTTGGGTAACTTTGAGGATGATACCCTTGAAGGAATTTGGAAAAAGGCATACTCTCTTCAGGAGTTTATGAAGGTGGAAAACTTTAAGCCTTATGAGCAACTTGATAGCAGACTGAAAGCAGTTCTTGGTAAGAAGACTACTCCTAAGCAAGATGAATCTACTGAAGGAGAAGATGATAGTCGTGGTGTTCTAGAAGAAGAAGTAGTTGATCTTCCTAGGTTTACTTCTAATAGTAAAGCATCACAATCTTCTGATGATGAAGATGATGATGCTCTGAGTTATTTCCAAAGATTGGCTGAAGAATGATTATATCAAGGAGGTGCTTAGTCACCTCCTTTTTTTGTTTTTATATCTACATACTGAGTTGAAAATCCATAGGACATTATTTCTTCCATATCATCTATAATAGTCTGTAAGAATCTTGGTTTTAGTACATAGATATTTCTCTTCTTATCATTTTGAGCAATCTCATACTCATAAATGCTCACTGATTTTACTGGGTTGATAGTAACTGTATCTCCTTGTATGTTTTCTACTACTTGTGCTGAGTCAAATTTAACCAAAGTTGAATCAAATTTTTGTAATGTTGAATCAAATGAAAATGGTACAGTGATTACATTAATCTGTTGAATAGATGGTTCAAAGTATGTAACAGTAAAATTAGAATCAACTAGTTTTTCAGAGGGGACTATAAGTTTTCCTCTTCTATCATAGTGAGATACTGTTTCATAGTGATGTGCTTCTGTTAATTGTTGTGAAGTATATTTTCTAAAAATATACTCATCAAATTCAGAGTCTGATAAGGGCCATTCAGTTCTAACATTAATTATATTGTTTGATAGTAAAACTACCCAATCAAATGAAGGACTTCCATATATTTTTTCTGCAACTTGTTCTGGTCTTTCTTCGCCAATAACTTTATACTTAGTAAATGCCACTGCACTATTAAGTATGTCTTCACGAATTTTAGATCTACGAAAAAGATTTTTAACTCTTATTAAATCAGAGGATGAATTTTTAGATTGTAGTTGAGAAGGATATAAAATATCCGAAAAGTTTCTAAAGTATGACATGTTATACTCCTCTTACTCCAAGTCCAAAATCTTGACCAAATGCATTAGGATCAAAGTCAAGTCCTGGAACTGCAGTTGATCCTCCTGGTTGAAATACTCTTGTTGGTAATGCTACTGCAGCACTTGCCCCTCCTGCTGAAGATCCAGAATTGTCAGAATTATTTGGAGTCTCTCCTGTTCCTGTAAAGTTATATGATTCTAAACTGTCAAGATTTGGATCATCTCCAAATCCAACATGATCATCTGCTCCATAGTTATCTTCATATATTGGGGTTAACTCTGAGAATGACATAGTTATATTAGTTGCTATTGGTTGAGAACCATTGGCAGATGAATCTTCATAGGATGCATATAAACCATCTGCGGTATAGTCAACTGTAAAATTAGTTAGGGCACAGGTTTTAATTTGAGTAATACTTTTTAATTGTTTACCATTTGACATAAATCTAATTTGAAATACATTTGGTGCTCCTAAGAAAAATGAATTTTCTCCTATATTTGATCTTTGAGCAGCCATTCCTTTCTTAAAGAATTTAATAATCCTTCTAATATTTTGTGCTTCTTTTTGACTTCTTGGTGTCATTTTAATTTGGAATTGAAATGACCTTAATTTTGGACCTTGGAATAACAATTCAAGATTTGGGTTGACTACTGTTCCTGTAGCTCTTGATCTGAATGCAGATGGATCTACATTAAGTCCCAACGTGCTAACTATTTTTGCTCCAGCATTTAAAGTTGCTAAGTCTACTATAGCTTTTGAAGCAGCAGCACCTCTAACTCCTTGAAGTCCTTGACCTAAATTGGTTTTAACCCCAGCAAAATCTAAGTTAGTGATATCGCCTGCTAGACCTACTCCTGTTGCTAATGCTGCTGCTGATAAAGTAGAAAGTTCATTTGACCCCCATCCAGTTTCATTTGCCTCAGATATATTGCTTGGCATAGGAAGAGTTACAGATCCTTTTGAGTCTGTCTTTACTGTACCAAATTGCCTTGCACTTAAAGATATATCACCTAAAATATTACCTGCATTTGTGGAATCAAACCCAGATTTAAATACATCAGGAACAACATATTTAAATTGACTTATTACCATATGATCTTGACCTTGATTTATATTTTCTGGATATCTAATATTTTCTGGATAGTTTTCATTTTTTCCATATGTACTTAGTATATTTTTGTCAAATGATACTGATCCTCCAGCACCTCCTGTATTTGAAGGATTAGATCCTGCATCAGGAGCATTTGGATCTCTATTTGGTGGAGCTGGTTGTTGTGCTTGATTAAATCTACCTAAAGAGTTTAATCTTTGTTCTTGAACTCCAGTAAGATCTAAATTTTCTCTTGCCCAATTTGCATAAGATTGATCTACTCTTTGTAGAGCAGTAACATCTAGTCCTCCTCCAGCCTTAAGATCTTTTATTAACTGGGAATTTACATTTACTGGTTTATATGGAGCACTTCCATTTACTTGCCATATATTTTGTCTGTTTATTCCACTAGTTAAAATATTAGACCCTCCAGTTCTTGTGTTGAATTCATAAATTAAATCTGAGGGAGCGTTTCCTACTGTAGATTTGTTTATGTAAGCTCGGTAAATATCTGGGTCACTACCATCTTGATACCATCCTGGTTTTACTTGCTTGTCTCCAGAAACTATAGACATTTATCTTCCCCACACTTTATTTGATGGAATTGGAATTTCTACACCACCCAAATCCATCACAAATTCTTCTAATGGTAGTACACATATGGTTTCCCATTCTGCTTCAGCAAGATCTAGGTAAGGGGTTTTAACCTCTGATAATAAGTATTTATGTGCTCCAGTTTCAAATCTTGGAATTTTATTTTTGATCAAACTTTGAACTATTCCTATTCTTTGTTCTGGTTTATAGTAATGTAAATTTACAGCAAAGAATGATTTTGGTTTAAAGTCTAATACAAATGCCAAAGGATATTTATCATAGTATGGAAGTTCTTCTCTATACTTTGCTTTATACTGGAAGAGCATAAGACTAAACAATTTTGGGAATACCCTCATTGTATTTTGATCTCTTTTTAAAACATTGTCAGACTGATCATAATTCTCTTGTCTGATTAATTTTGTAGGATCATTTTCATATTGTATAGTTTTAGCAGCAAATACTTGAGTTCTATACCATTCTCTAGAAGGAGTTCCTTTTAATTCTTGATTTGATTTTTCTTTAACTTCTTCAAAAATGGTTTTATACGCCAAGGTTATCCTCCGTTAGTATTTGAAATTTCCATTTTCTATCAGCACAAAATTCTTCTGCAGCAGCCCACTTTGCTTGATTTTTTGCAAACTCCTTTATTTCATATACTTGTTTCTGAGAAACTTTTTTACCAAGTTTAGGTCCAGCAACTTGTCTTTTTGGTTTTACTTCTATTAGACTTTCACTTATAGATTTCTCTTTGTCTATGTACTTGATGTAAAAATCAGGAAAGTACTTATGAATTCTTTTATCTAATGGAGATACGTATGGTATCCAAATTTCTTCACTAGACCATTTAATAATATTTTCATTCTTATCACAGTAATTCATAAACTTTAATTCCCATAAAGATCTGTAGATTATATTACTATAATCTCCAATATATTTTTGAGGAACTGATGGTTTAAATATTCCCTTATAACTCATACATATATTATAAGGCACTTAAGTTATTTAGATGACAGTAACTAATTACCAACAATTATATTATACAACTGATCAGTTAATAAAAAAGTTTAAACCTGCTCTAACATCATACTTTAGTGTTTTTATTCCTGGCAAATATGGTAACGCAGATAATGATGATGTAAATTTTTTGGCATATGAAGCTGTTCTTCCAGGAACTTCATTTGAAACTGGTCAAGTTTTTGGAGACAGACAAGGAATCACAGAGCAGTATGCAAATAAAAGAGTTTATCCTTCAGTGGATGTAAGTTTTTATATAGATCAAGACTATAAGGTTATAGAATTCTTTGAGCAATGGATGTCAAAAATATCTCCAAATGAAGGAGAGAGTGGAAATATTGATTCATATAATAAGTTTCAATATCCAGATAAGTACGAAACAAATGTTATAATTACAAAATTTGAAAAAAACTTTAGAGAACCTAGTCAAAGATTAGTTAAAGCTGGTATGTATTCTATGCCTAGAAATAGGGTTGAGTACAAGCTTCTAAATGCTTATCCAATAAACATAATTTCTATCCCTGTATCTTATGGTCAAGCAGACATATTAAGAACTACAGTAACATTTAATTATGATGTGTATAGATATACACCCTTTGCTGATGATAGACAAATTGGTGGTAATGATGAAGGACGTGCTCGTGTTGTAGGTCCAGGAGGAGATACAGGAACATTAGGTGAATTAAATAACCAAGTTAGATTAATTAATCAAAATATTCCTACCACTGGACTAAATCCTAATCCAAGGAATGTTGGATAAATAATCATACCTGAATTGTATATTTCAAAATGCCTTTACCAAAAGTAGTAACTCCTTCTTATGAGTTGACTCTTCCTTCTAATAAAAAGCAAATTAAATATAGGCCATTTTTAGTTAGGGAAGAAAAAATTCTAATCATCGCTATGGAGAGTGAAAGTCCTAGCGAAATTAGAGATGCAATTAAAAATGTATTGAAAGAGTGTATTCTTACTAGAGGAATTAAAGTAGAAACTCTTCCTAGTTTTGATATTGAATATTTGTTTTTAAACATTAGAGCAAAATCAGTAGGTGCTCTAATAGATCTTATTGTTACTTGTCCAGATGATAATGAAACACAAGTAGAAGTAAGCATAAGTGTTGATGAAATTGAAGTTGATGTTCCAGAAGGTCATAGTTCTGAAATTAAAGTTGATGATAGTATCACAGTGAAGATGAAGTATCCTTCTCTTCAAGAATTCATTGATAATAATTTTGATTTTACTAAACCAAATAATAGTGAAGAAACTATCAATAAATCTTTTGATGTTGTAGCATCTTGTGTTGATATGGTTTATACCAAAGAAGAATCTTGGTCTGCTTCTGATTTAACTAAGAAGGAACTTGTAGAATGGTTACAAACTTTTGATTCCTTGCAATTTAAAAATATTGAAAAGTTTTTTGATACAATGCCTAAGTTATCTCATACACTTAAAGTAACTAATCCAAAAACTAAAGTAGAAAATGAGATAATATTAGAAGGGTTATCAAGTTTTTTCGGATAGTGATGGGGCATGAAAGTTTAGAAACTTTCTATAGAATTAATTTTGCTTTGATGCAGCATCATAAATATTCATTGACAGATATTGAAAACATGATGCCTTGGGAAAGAGAAGTTTATCTTTCCTTGTTGGAACAATATATTGAAGATGAAGAAAAAAAAGCAGCCAAGGCAAATAGATGAACGTAACAGATGCACCATCTGGAATACTAGACCCAAAGCAACCTTATTGGCCTGCTGATAAGGTTGGTGAGAGAACTTGGTTGCGTCTTAAAGGAAAATTAACTGGCAGACGAGTAGAAGGGTTGAGTGAAAACTTTACATCTTATGTAAAACTTGGTGATGCTGATGCTGATAAATTGATTGCAAATATTAAAAAGTATGGTCAGTATCCACAAGTTAGTCAGAATGATAAGTATGGTGGTGCATATAATGCTGAAGCATATCAGAAGTGGTTGGTAGAAGAGTTTCTTGAGAAACCCTTTCAACAACAGACTAATCAAAAGATTGAAGATGCTGCAATAGAATCTAGACTAAAAGAGATACAAGAAGAAAGGAAACAAAAAGCAACATCATTTATTTCTGGAGCAACTTCATTCAGACCTGGCAAAAAAATGTCTCTGAATGTGACTAAAATGCAGGGGATAATTCCAAAAAGATCTATCCCTTCGGAATTAGTACAAAAGATATCATCTCCTGTAGATACATCAAATATACAACCAAAAGAAGAAGAAGACTCTTCTTCCTTCGGAAGATTGTTATTAAACTTTGTTCAAATTAATAATGATTTAGATGCCATAAAGGAAGTAATAGAGGAAGACTTTAAAACTACAAAAGAAAAAAACAAACAAGAAGTAGATGAGTATAAAAAAAGAGTAGCAAATAGAGGAAGAAAACTTACAAAGAAAGAACTTGGATCAGATAAAAAAAGTGTAGCAGAGTCTATCAAACCTTTTATAAGTAATTTCTTTTCTGGTGCTGGTGGAGCAATAAGATCTCTGGCATTATTAAAAATGCTTCTTGGCATTTTGAATGGAGATATTTCTTCAGTATTTAAAGGTCTTTTTGGTATTGGATTATCGTTCTTACCAAAGATTGGAATGATGATTGCTGGAGGAATACTTAAGAACCTCCTAGCATCAATGGCAGGTAGAGCAGTTGGTGGTGGAATTTCAAGGGGTGTTGGTGGTGGAATGAGAAGAGCACCTATTGCACCATCGTCTGCTGGGTTTGGGAAGTGGGCTAAGATTGCATCTTTAGGTACTGGAGCACTGGCATTAGGATCTGCTTTATCAATATCCAATCAAAATCAACAACAAGAATCAGTCCAACAACCAGAAACACAAAAAAGATTAGAAGAACTAACTCTCCAACAAAAATCTTCTCCTGAAGTAAGTTCAATAGCTCAAGAAGATCTCAAAAAGTTTGAAGCATTAAACATAAGATTTGAGAAAGCACTTGAATTTTTTATTGAAACTTACAAAAAAACTATGGGTGAAAGTGGTCAGCAAAGGTCATCATCTTCTGGAGGAGGTGGAGGTGGGTCTATGGCTAATCCATATGATATACCAGGATTGACAGTTGATCAGGGATCAATTTCAACTTTGGATCAATTTAAGAGTGTTCTTAAAGGAACTCCTATGGAAGCAGAAGCAGAAGCAGTATACAATATGGCTCTCAAAGAAGGATTGAATCCTGCATTTGTAGCAGGACTTGCTGGTGCTGAATCTAGTTTTGGATCTAAAGGAAAAGCAGTTGGTAGAAATAATCCATTTAACTATGGAGTATATCGAAACCAAACTTATGGATCTTATGCAGAATCTACACAGGGATTAGCAAGAGCACTTAGGGATCCTAAAGGATATTATTATGGAGAAGGGAGAAAAGATCTTCAATCTATTTTGCAAAAATATTCTCCCTCATCTGATGGTAATAATATACCTGTTCATATGAGAAATATTATGGGCATTGGTGCCCGTACTGGTGGTGATGCTAATACTATTTTTATACCATTAAATTCAAGTCCATCCATTACTCCAAACCAACCCACAATTCAACCATCTCCAAGACCAGTTGGTAGAGGAGCAAGTGCTTTATCTGGATCAGGATCTCAACCAAATCTTTCAGTTACTGTAGTCCCAGTTTCTTCAAATAAACCAGGAGCAGTAGCACCAAATGCAGGAACTAACCTTCCAAACATTGACCCAAATTATCCTGGTGATATATTTTCAGGGTTAACAAAAGGGGGATTAAATTTATATGGAAGTTACTAAGTTATTAAACCTCCCTAAAGAGGAGCCAACTACAACTCCAACCATAGTTGCTAAGACAACAAAAATAAAATCGCTTATTGCTATTAGTGCAGACACTAAAAAAACTTCTAAAAAATTAAGAACTATTTTTGAGAAAGGAGTTTATCAAAAGAAAACTCAACTATCAGTTTTAACTAGGTATAAAAAAAGATTAGATTCTATAGAAAAGCAAGAAGAATCTAAGCAGAAAAAAACATTACGTAAAAAATTATCTCCTAAAAATGCTTTACCAGAATTTAAAAGTAACTTTTTTTCTGGACAAGATGATGTATTTAATAATCTTGCGCAACTAGCAGCATTTAAAGCATTCTTAAATTTTGGAAAGGGAGATATATTTACTGGACTTGGACAATCATTACTTGCTGGGGGACTATTACTTGGACCAGCCATGCTTGGTGGTGCTGCTAAAGGATTTTTTGGAAAGAATCAAAAAATTCCTAGAAACTATGGTAATAATTTGGGATGGGAAAGGGCAAAGCAGGGAAGGTATGGAGATAAAGGGGGATATGCTGGTGCAGAAAAAGACATAAGAGAAAGATATACAAGAAGATATGGTGAAAGAGCAGCAAATAAAAAATTTGCAGGAGAGGCAGTAGAAACTGCAACAAAAGGAGCAAAAGTAGGAAAGGCATTTGGTAGATTTGGGGCAGCATTAATTCCTGGAGTTGGTGCTGCAGTTGGTGTTGCAGATGCCGCACTTAGATCTCAATCTGGAGATCAAACTGGATCTGCAATTGCTGGAACTGCTGCTGCTTTAGATGCTGCTGCTGCAGCAAGTGCTGTAACTGGAATTGGATTACCTGTTGCAGGGTTACTTTCTGTAGCATCTTTTGCTTTGGATGCAACTAATTTAATTAGAGATTTATCTGGGGCAAGTTCAAGAGAAGAGGAGAAAAATAAATTAGTACAACCACAACAAACAAAGATAGAAGATAGACTAAAAGAAGAAACACAAAAACAAAAAGAACAAACTAGAGCAAGTAGTTCTACTTTATCTTTTAAAACAACTCTTATAAGTTATGAAAAAGCATTAATAAAGTTTGATGAGTTTGTTAAAGGATTTAATGGCACTATGGGAATGAATGAACAACAAGTAAGAGAAACAGCAGCAAGAATTGAAGACTTGGGTGGTGGGTCAACTCCAATTTCAGCAGCAGGATATGAGTTTACAAATGAATCATCATTCTCTCAGTATTTGACTGGAGATCCAAATGCTCCTGGGGGAGCATATGATGCATCTCATGGAACAGTATCTAATTATCATGATCACTTAGCATTTAAAGATGCAGCCACTGCAAAAAGAGCTTATGATTTCTTACAGAGTAAAGGACTTACTGTAACTGAACTTGGGGTAACAGAAGGACATAGCCCAGGATCTGCTCATTACTCTGGACGTGCATTTGATGTTCCTGGGAGACAGTGGGGAGGAAGTCCAGGAAGTCCTATAGGACAAAGAGAATATGCAGGATCTGCAAAAGTCAGGGCATTTATGAATGACTTCTACAATTTAGAAAGACAAAGATCTAGAGGTCCTGATGCTGTTCCAACACCTAGACCTTCTGGTACTCCTCAACCACCTAGACCTTCTGGTACTCCTCAACCACCTAGACCTTCTGGTACTCCTCAACCACCTAGACCTGTTCAATCAAGACCATCCACTTTACAACAATTACAAGATCTAGGAATTCCAGTTCAATCTGGAACTCAAATTCAATCTTCTAATGTAGATCCAATAAAAAGAAATCCTATTGTATCAGCAATTAATTCTCCAATGACAAGATCCATCACTGTTCCATTTCCATTACCACCTCAAACTCAACAGATGGCTATGGGAGCATCACCACAGATGCCTCTAAATAATGAAAAGAGTCTAGAAAGATCCATAATGTATAAGGCATTTTCATAATGGCATCATATTTTAATTACAAAATATTAGAATTTTCAGTAGAAATATCAGAAGGGAAATTCATTTCTCTGTTGGAAACTGTTGCATCAATAGAATATATTGAAAATATATTATCTCCAGTAGTATATGTAAGTCTGGTGCTGCTTAATACTAGTGGAATTATTTCTAACTTAAAATTAAGAGGAGGAGAAAAAGTAAGACTGCATATATCTCAACCTGCAACAGGTAAAAAAATTCTATTTGATGAGACAAGTAAAGTATTTTATATAAGCAGAATAGGTGGATCTAGTACACAATCAACAAAAGAACTTCTTTCTATGGAGTTAGTTCCTAGAGAACTTTTAACTAATGAAACTGCTAGAGTCTTCAGGAGATATGATAGTACTATTGATAAAACTGTAGTTAAGATATTAACAGAGGAGTTAGACACTAAAAGATTTAGTTCTTCCACTATTGATTCTACAGTAAATTCTTATTCTTTTATGGGGAATGCCAGAAAACCATTTACTGTTTTGACATGGTTGTTACCAAAAGGTATTCCACAAACTTCTTCGGGTTCTTCAGGAACAGAAAAAGGAACTGCTGGATATTTATTTTATGAAAATAAAAATGGATATAATTATAAGAGTGTAGATTTTCTTTTTTCTCCAGATAGACAACCTGCTGAAAAGTATTTTTATAGTGAAACTGTTTTAACTCCAGCAGATTCTAGAATAAACTTTAAGATGATAACCACTCCAATTTTTAGTAAGAATGTAAATGTAATAGACAATTTAACAGTTGGAATGTATTGTAGTATGAATTACTTTCTAGATTTCAATGCTAGAAAATTTTATGCTAACAAGTATAAGTTGTCTGAAAGTTATAATATAATGAATCATGCCAGCAATAAAGATTCATCTCCAATAATTCCAAATGGTCTTCAAGATTCTCCATCTAGATTGATGGTTAGAATGTTAGATAATGGACAGATGAATAAGAGTGGAAAATTAGAAACCTTGGATAACAGAATGAAGTATCAGGCTCAAAGTGTTACTAGATATAATTTGTTGTTTAGTCAAACGTTAAATATAACTATACCATTAAATTTAAACTTGTGTGTTGGCGATGTTATTGAACTAGAATTTCCAAATATCACAAAAGACAAAGATAAAAAAGGATTAAAAGATAATAGTAAATCTGGAAAATATTTGATAAGTAAATTAAAGCATTCACTAGAAGGCGTAAAAGGTCTTACTGGGTTAGAACTACTAAGAGATTCTTATGGAGTAGCAAAATGAACCATAAATCAATTCAAGATCACCTAGAACAAGACATTCAACAACTTTCAGATCCTTTGATAAATTCTCAAAGAAAAAGGCATCTTGAAGGTGAGTTGGATGAACTTAATAGATATAGAATGACTCATCCAAATGATGATCATGATCCAACTCCTTTTGAATTATATTGTAATGACAATCCAAGTTCACTAGAATGTAAAATTTACGATTTATAATGTTACTAGAACAAAGTTTAGTTAATCCAAATTTTATTGGTAAAGATTCTTTTAGGTGGTTTGTTGGACAAGTTACCAAATTTAAAAACACGGAAAATGGTTATAAAGTAAAGGTTAGAATTATTGGACATCACCCTGATGCTGCTAGTATAGTCAAGGATGAAGATCTTCCTTGGGCTCATGTATTAATACCATTAAATATGGGTGTTGGTGAAGGTGGTACTGGAGTAAGTTTTAATCCAAGAGGATCAGAGACTGTCATTGGATTTTTTGCTGATGGGGAAGATGGACAACAACCAGTTGTAATAGGTGCTCTTTTTTCTGGGGCTACTATTGTTCATCCAAATGGATGGAATACTGGAACTAATGGATTTAAACCATTTAAAGCAGAACCAGGATCTCAAGTCAATCAAAGTAATATTATAGCAGAAACTGGAAAGCCTCCTGAGGCAGGAATTCCAAATGCAGATGGAACTATTCCAAATGCAAAAGGGGAAAATAAAGAGACACAAAGACAAAAAACAGCAGCATCTAATGAGAGTCAAGTAGTAACTATAGTTCCTTCATGTAAGAGTAGTGAAGATATTTTTGGAAAAATAGCACAAGCTTTAAGAAAATTCGTAAAAATATTAAACACCATTACTAATTTTGCAGACACTTATATAAATCCAGTTCTCAATTATATTCAAGATATTCCATCTTTAATTTTTGAAATAGCAACAGCAGTTTCTGATGGCATTTCTGAGTATATTAAAATAGTAAGAGACACTATAATTGCAGAAATATATGATAAGTTGAAGGGTATTATAGAAGGATTCCTTCCTAAAGATTTAATATTAATTAAAAAAATAGCTACTGATAAAATAGTAGATGGAATTTGGTGTCTTTTTCAAAATATTCTTAAAAAATTATTTAAATTTGTATTTGATTTTCTTTTCCAGATGGTTGGAAAAGTAGTATCCATTCCACTTTGTGCAGCAGAAAGTTTTATTGGAAGCATTATGCAATCTCTTGCTAATGAGATTCAGGAAGCAATAGGTCCAGCATTATCTGAAGTTACTTCAATTCTTGGAGGAGGTATTGGAAAAATTACTTCATATATTGCAAAAGCAATAGGATATGCAAGATTAGCTTTATCTTTCTTAACTTGTGAAAATGCAGAGTGTCAAGCAGTTTTTGATTATGAAATGAATAAAGGATATGTTCCAAAGGGTGATGTTAACTTTGCCAAAATTTTAAATTATAGTCCTGCTCAAGGTGTTAGAAATTTATTTAATGATGGAACATCTCAAGCTAAAACTTGGTTTGGTTCTGTTGGAATAGGTGAAGGAGTTACTACAGGATCAAATGGAGAATTAATTCCTGGATTGGGGTTTGGATTAAATAATGCCTTAGGATTTTCTGGTGGATGTGATTCTTCTATTCTTGATTGTGGATTCCCTAAGGTTACTATATTTGGGGGAGGGGGATCTGGTGCTTCTGGTAGTGCTATTGTAGATACTTTTGGACAAATTATTGGAGTTAATATTTTAGACCCAGGATCTGGATATACATCAGAACCTTATATTTCTATAGATGATAATTGTGACAATGGAGTTGGAGCAAGAGCATATTCTACATTGAATCCAAATGGATCAATTAATAGAGTAGTAATTACATATCCAGGATCTGGATATATTGGACCAGATAGTGTTTCTACTGGAACTGATGGAACTGGAACTGATGGAACTACTGGAACTGGAACTGATGGAACTACTGGAACTGGAACTGGTGGAACTGGAACTGATGGAACTGGTGGAACTGCTACTGGATCGGATGGAACTAAAACAGATCCTTGTGATGTAAATCCAGTTGATGAAAATGGAAATGAAGTTGTAGCATTTATTAAAGATGTTATAGTTTTAAACACTGGAATTTCTTACAAGACTACAGATAAAATAATAAATTCAACTTGCACTACTGATGTAGAAATTTATCCTAAAGTAGATCCTGATGGTAGAATAATAGGAGTAACCATAGTAAATCCTGGAACTGCAATCAGAGTATATCCAGAATTAGTAATAAATACTGAAGATGGTTTTGGTGCTACTTTACTTCCAGTTTTAGAGTTTAGACCTATAAAACCAGTGTCTATAGAAACCAATAGACAAAAAGTTGAACAAGTAATTCTTTGTGCAGAAAATCATGAGTGAGCCACAACCAGGGTATGTATTTAATGATTCTAGATTTGGATCTTTGTTCATTGGATCAGACAAAGGAGGAACAAAGGTAAAAAGACCAAGACAAGTAGAACTTCATTCAGCATCAAATGGACATTTAAAATTATTTGATGATGGTGGATTTGAACTGACTAGCAATCCCACAGCAAGAGAATCCGATAATATTAATAGTAATGCTAAAGATGGATTAAATATACAAGGAAATAATATTAGAATTGATGCTAGAGGTGGAGAACTTACATTAGCAGCAAGAGTTATTAGGTTTGAGTCTTCTGCTAGTGATCAAACTTTGGTCTTTAGATCTTCTAATAACATTGAGATAGAAGCAGCAGATACAGTAAGAATATGTGCTGCTAATATTGCTATTGGTGCTAAAAATAAATTAATAATTTCAAGTAAAGGTCCTACATACATTAGAGGTACTGGTGGCGTTACCATTATAGAACCTAGAGCTAAATTAATCCCAACTAGTCTTAATGAACTAGTGGAAAAAATTATAGAAACAATTTTACCTGATGCTGGTTGTTAATTATGGCATTTATTAATACTGTAGAAACAGAAGGAGTTCAAGCTGGATTAGCAGCAGCTCCCCCTTTAGCTACTGTTGACATTTGGCAAAGTTTAGATCCAACTAGACCCTTTGCACTACAAACTACAGGAATTAATCAACTTAATGGATTGACCAATCAAATTGGAACACATAATGCATTTGGATTATCTAATGCTTTTGGATCTCACTTAAAGTTTGGGGTAAGTAATACTTTTGGAGGTAAATTTGACTTAGGATTTAAAGTAGATGCAATTAAAAAGAAATTTGAAGCTACTCCAAAATGGAATGCTGCATCTCCTTTTGGTAAGTATTTTGGGAAATTAAATGTTATTGGAGTATTATTAAAAAATGGAGTTCCTGTAGATACAGTATCTGATATTAAAGTAAAGACCAATATTAAACCACTTCAAAATTGCTTAGAAAAAGTTCTAAATTTACAGGGTGTAGAATACGACAGAGTAGATATTGAGAGACATGAAATTGGGATGATAGCTCAGGAAGTTGAAAAAATTGTTCCTGATCTTGTTCAAGAGGATTCTGAGGGATTTAAAATTCTCCACTATAAAAATATAACCGCACTATTAGTAGAGGCAATCAAGGAACAGCAAGAACAGATCAATTCCCTCAAGGGGACAGTTCAGGAACTGTCCACTAAGTTGGCAGATTGCTGCCCATGATGCTATGATGGATAGGTAAGCAAGACCAGTACCTACCATGCAGATTGACCGCACCCAACTTGATGAACTCAATGGTATTCTTGAGGATGTTGCCTCTCATTTTTGTGAAGAAAATATGGTGAGTGGCGAAACTTTTTGGACTTGTGTTGAGTGCTTTGCAACTGCTAAGATTGCTGAACTGAAAGGTGAACTTGTTTATGAGGGTTGACAGTATAGGTTGGGTACTCTATACTGTTGAGGTCCGTGTGAAGGTTTTAAAGGAGTAATAACTCCTTTAAATGTGCTAATTGGGAGAGTTATTACTCTCCCTAAATTTGGGAGTGTAGTCCAGCGGAAGAGACAGAACACTTAAAATGTTTCCAGCGGTGGTTCGAATCCACTCACTCCTATTTCAAAATCAACTTTTAATTCCAAAAAAAGGGCAAAAAAAACTCTGGGCAAAAATTGCCTGTAGGGTTTTTTATAACCATTGTGAATTTGCAGGATCTTGTAAGAAAGATATAATAGAATTACTAGAAGAAATTTCTTCATTTAAATCTTCCTTTTGCCTATCAAATCCATATTTTCTAATTTGAAATTGAGATCTTTCTGCTTTTAAAAAGTTTAATTTTTGCATTAACCCATTTCTTTCTGTTTGAAGAGGGGTTATTTGTGAATTTAAATTTGATATTGAAGTTGCATATCCAGTACAATTAGTAACCCCTGGACAAACAGGAAGAGTTGTTCTTGCAACTCCAACATCTCCATAATAAACACCAAGAGAAATTGGAACAATTATATCTTCTGTGCCTATTCCAATATTTCCAGTATTTAATGTTCCATCAATTTCTGCATATGGATTTGGAGATGTATAAGTATATCCTCTATATTGAAGACCATCTGCATATGCTGTAATTGTATTAATACCAAGAAAGAATGGATTATAAGTGAATGGAAATATTCCTGAAGTACTAAATCCTGTAGCCCCACCACAACCACAATCATTAGCAGTTTGCCCAACACTCAAGATGGTGTTTTGAAGTCCTACAATTTTTACATTTATTTCTATTATTTTGGCATCCAATTTATTAATAGGACCATTAAAATATTCTAAAGTTTCTTGAATACCATATAATTTATACTCAGACCCATCTTGTAAAGGAACAGTAAACCCATTTTCTGTTGTTATTACTTGTTGAATTTGCTCAGTATTAGATCTTATTTCTTGTTGATATAAAGATATCAATGCTTCAGTGGTTGTGGTAATTGCCATAAATTACAAAATGTAGGTAATGGTATTTATTGATAAATAAGACAGAAGAAATATAGTAAGGATACTCTACAATGCCTTTAGCGAGACTAGAGAACTTTTTGAAGAATTTAAATGGAAATACTTTATATGTAGATCCTAATGAATTAGATAGCTCAGATTCTATTGAAAACAGAGGAAACTCTAGAATTAGACCATTTAAAACGATCCAAAGGGCTTTAATTGAAGCTGCAAGATTTTCATATATACCTGGACCTAATAATGATCTATTTGACCAAACAACGATTTTAATTTCTCCAGGAACTCATTTTATTGATAATAGACCTGGATTTTATGTAGATCAAAATCAGGTTCTTAGAGATATTAATAATTCATCAAGGACTATATCTGAATTAAATATTTCTTCAAATTTTGATTTAGATGACCCAGCAAATGTACTGTACATATTTAATAGTGCAGATGGAGGAGTAATATTACCTAAGGGAACATCTATTGTTTCTACTGATCTCAGAAAAACTAAGATTAAACCAAAGTTTGTCCCCAATCCTATCAATGATTTAATTGCTCCTGCTGCTATTTTTAGGCTTACTGGTGCTTGTTACATTTATGGATTTACTATTTTTGATGGAGATCCAGTAGGAAAAGTTTATAGTAATTACACTACAAATACTTCAGTACCAAATTATTCTCACCATAAATTAACTGCATTTGAATATGCAGATGATAGTAATACTTTAATAAGAAATGGAGTAGATACTGGATATACAGATTTAGAAGCATATTACTATAAATTAAGTCTAGCATATGGTGCTCAATCTGGAAGAAGTATTATTGATGGATTTACCAATTTCCAACCAAATGTTGATGAAAATAGAATAGTTGGTGAGTTAGGTGTTGGATCAATCAGCATTATAGCTGCAGTTTCTGGTAATGGTACTTCAGGAACTAATGTCATTACGGTACAGACTCAAACACCTCATGGACTTTCTCCATTAACGCCAATTCTACTTTCTGGTCTTGGACAAGATGAAGGACCAACAAGTGAATTAGAGTATAATGGAAATTATGTTGTTGCCCAGGTAACTAGCGAAACTGAGTTTACATATTTACTTTCAAATGTTCCTACTCAAACTCTAAATCCAAGTGTTTCTGGAGCAACAGTTAAGGTAATCTCAGATACAGTATCATCTGCATCTCCATACATATACAATTGTAGTTTGAAATCCGTCTATGGCATGAATGGTATTCATGCTGATGGTTCTAAAGTATCTGGATTTAAATCAGTTGTCACTGCACAATTTACTGGAATTTCTCTACAAAAAGACGATAGGGCTTTTGTAGAATATGATGAAGCAGTTGGTGGATATAATTACCAAGAAAATTATGGTGTTGATAAATTCCTTCACCAATCATCTAGAGCAAGATATAGACCATCTTGGGAAAGTTTCCATGTAAAGGCAAGCAATAATTCATTCATTCAGTGTGTATCTATTTTTGCTATTGGTTATGCTAAGCAGTTTGTAACTGAAAGTGGTGGTGATCAATCAATTACAAACTCCAACTCTAACTTTGGATCTATATCTTTATTCTCAACTGGTTTCAAAGATACTGTTTTAGCAAAAGACAATCATGCATTCATAACCCACATTATCCCACCAAAAGATATCTCATCAATTGAAAGTGATGTTAGATATGTTGATATAGATGCTACCTTAACATCAGCAAAAGCACCTTCAAATCAAAATACTAGAGTATATCTGAAAGGATATATTGATTTGCTAGATCCACCTCCAAATAATGTTAGAAATTTTGTTATTGGTGGTAAGCAAAATGATACTATATCATTTAAGAGAGCAAATGATCAATATTCTATTCCTATAAATCCAAGTTATAAATCTGAGTATGATGTAACTGGAATTGATACTGATACCAATATCATTACACTTTCTAGTGTATCTGGAATATCTACAGGAATATCTGGTAAAATTATTTCTGGTACTGGAGAACTTCCAGATGGAATAGTAGTAGATAAACTTTATAATTTAAGATTGACTGGAGGAACTGGAATTAGATTATATTCTAATTCTCTTAATGCAGAAACAAATACTGCACCAATAGATATAAAAAATAGCGTAGGATTAACTACATCAAATTTAAAATTTGTTAGTAGAATTTCTGAAAAAAATTCTGGTGATGTTGGAAGTCCTGTTCAATGGGATGAAACTGCTTTAAATTGGTATGTTGGAGTAAACTCAGTAGGTTCTGGCGCAACTGACTTTTTCTTAAACTTAATTGGAGTTACTGCTCCAGGTTCATTCTTTACTAGAAAAGTTGATTCAAGATTCAATAAAGATAAACTCTATAGAGTAAGAATAGTAATACCAAAAGAATCAGAAAACTCTTCTGATTTATCCTCTGGATTTATAATTCAAAAAGCATCTAATGCTTTAGATTCAGCATTATATCAAGCAGATAGTGAGCAATTAGTATCTTCTAATCCAATTAATCAAATAAGAAATGATGGAGCTATTGTAGATGCTTGGTATTCTTCTGGGACAGCTACTATAGTAACTAGCAAACCACATAAATTAAATGTTGGGGATGCTATTGAAGTATACAATTTAAAGAGTACTAATGAACCAAACCCAGTAGGATTGGGTAGTGCAACAGGATATAATGGAAGATTTACTGTTGCAAGTGTAATTAATGAAATTAGGTTTACATATACAATTTCAAGAAATCCTGGAACAATAACTTTAGGAACTTCTGCTGTTGCAAGTTGGTTGACAGAAAGGGATTGTGCTCAAACTTCAAATTATAGAGTTCCTCCATACACAATTTATGATACAAATAGAAATAATTTACCATATTTTGTCAATAAAAAGATAATTAATGATTATCAACTATATGATATTGAGACCATTCAGGAATATGTAGAACAAACTACTGATGGCATTTATCATGTAACCTTAAATGCATTTAAAAATACTCCTACTATTGTTCCATTTAATACAGAACAATATAAACTATCTCAAAGTATAGAAAAATTATATCCAACTCAAGATTTAGACAATCCAATTGCAGATCCAGAAGGAACTATTAGTTTAGCTTCCAGAAAACAAATTGGCACAGTGTCAGTTAATGATGTTAAAAAAAGCGTTACTAGGGAAACACTAACATCATACCTTAAGGATTTTAATTTAACATCTAAAATTTCAGGTATTACTACATATTATGATTCTGGAACATCATCTGGTATTGGAACAGTAACAACTTCAATTCCTCATGGATTAGGTGGAATTAGAAGACTTACTGTTACAACTGCAGGAACAGGATATGTTAATGGATTATTTTATGATGTTCCTCTTTGTGGTGGAAGTGGATCTAATGCAACAGCAAATATTAGAGTAGCATCTAATGTAGTAGCAGAAGCTAGTATTCAAAATCAAGGATCTGGTTATCTCTCTGGAGATCTATTAAGAGTTAGGGGAATTCCTGGATCTACTAATGACTGTTTCTTAACTGTATCCACTGTTAATTACAGTGCATCAGATACTGATACAATTCAAATCCTTGGATGTGCCAAAGAACAAAATAATGGAACATTTGTTATACAATCAGTAAAATCAAATACAATTACATATTATAATAATAATGTAACTCCAGAAACTCCTGCAAATGCAGTATCATTCTTATCTGGAATTGGATACCAAATAAGAAATAGTCCAGATGGATCTGTATATAGTGCATTAACAGATACTACAACAATAACTACTCAATTACCACACTCATTTGCTGTTGGTAGTAAAGTTATTTTTGATGATGCAATTGGAAATCCAGCTCAAAAAATTGGAATTTCTACTATTTCTACAGTTACTGGAATTACTACATTTACTGTAAAAGGAGATGCCAGTAATGCAGTAAGAGTATTTGGTGCAGGTTTACTTTCAAATCCAAAAGATACTTCAATTACTAATGAAAATTTAAACTCAAGACTGTTTACTATTCTTGGTGGATATAAAGGAGCAATCTCTCAACAAATATCTGCATCAGTTTCTAATTTCTTAATAAATGATCTTTATGGATTAGATAAAGGAGATTTTATACAAATCAATTCAGAAATTATGCTTATTACCAGGATTTCTGGTGGTGAAATTTATGTTAAGAGAGCATTATTTGGAACTAGAGCAGTAGCGCATGAAAATAATTCAAATATTAAGAGAATTAAAATAGTACCAATTGAACTTAGAAGAAATTCTATCATTCGTGCATCTGGTCATACCTTTGAATATACTGGATTTGGTCCTGGTAACTATTCAACAGGAATGCCAACAAACCAAGATAGAATTCTTTCTGATACTGAGGTATTAACTTCACAATCTCTGAATAGTAGAGGAGGTTTAGTAGTTTATACTGGAATGAATAGTGATGGTGAATTTTATATTGGTAAAACTAAATTTGATGCAGTAACTGGCAAGCAAATTGATGTTGGACTTCCAGAAGCAGAATCTTCTAATGCTGCAACTCTTGATGTTGTTGTTGCTAACAAAGTAATTATTAATGATGAATTGGATGGAACAACTGCTGCAGCAAATCTTAATAAACTTACAGTATCCACTGATGCATTTATTGTTGGAATTACTACAGTAGCAAGCATTCAAGATACTACAGATCCTTCTAATGGAGCTTTAGTTGTTCTTGGTGGAGTTGGAATAGATAAAAGTGTTAATATTGGAGAAAACTTAAAAGTAATTGGAACTGCAGGTATTTCATCAATAAGAATTGGAATTGCATCAGCATCTACTATTGATACTTCTGCACAAAATTTATATTTAAATTCTGCTGGTGGAAATGTTATTGTTAATGATAATTTACATGTATCTGACAATATAAGAGTTGCTGGACTTTCTACCTTTGTTTCTAATGTAAGTGCTGGTGCTAGTATAACTTCAGTTGGAGATATTGTTGCTGGTTCTAGTGCTCAGTTCAAAGGATATGGAACTATCCCTATTAGTGGAATCATCATGTGGTCTGGATCTGTAGCAACCATTCCTTCTGGATGGGCTCTTTGTGATGGTACAAGTGGAACTCCAGATTTAAGAGAAAGATTTATTGTTGGTGCTGGTGGCGATAATCCAGCAGTTGCTGGAACAGTTGGATACACACCAGGAACTCAGGGTGGATTAAATTCAGTAACATTAGATTCTACTCAGATTCCAGCACACACCCATCTAGCAACATCTACTACAACAACTACAATATCTCCTGCCACTGTGTTAACTAGTTTAACTACTGCAACTGCAGCAAGGGGAACTCAGGGATCTACTGCAATTATCTCAATCACTGAAAATTCATCAGGAACTAGTGGTATTTCTACAACTAACACAACAATTCAACCTAATACTGGTGGTGGTGGATCTCATGAAAATAGACCTCCATATTATGCACTTGCATTTATTATGAGAACTTTATAAATAATACAAAAGGGGGATAGTGGAACCCGATGCCATCACAAGAAAACTATTTTGTAGTAAGAACTGGTCTTGGTGTAGGAACACAAGCACTGTATGTGGATTCCAACACAAGAACAGTTGCTATAGGAAAGACAGTAGTAAGTGATAATGTAACTCTTGATGTAACAGGAGATATAAGGTCAACAGAAAGTATCTATGCAGAAACGTCTTTTGGCGTAGGTACTATTAACCCAACTGTAGAATTTGATGTAATTGGAACTGGATTAGTTTCTGATCAGTTTGGTGTTAATACTGATGCTGCTTCTTTAAGTGATTATAAAGTAAAGATTAATACAGATTATACAGAATCAGTTGTAATAACTGGACTTGGTTCAGTTGGTATTGGAGTATCTATTCCAAAATATGAATTAGATGTTCTAAAGAATTTCAGAGTAACTGGATTTTCTTCAATAACTACTGCATATGTTGGATTTGCAACCATTGGAATTGCAACAATTGCATCTTCATACCTTGGAGTTACTACCATAGGTTTTGGAACAATTACAGCTTCCAGAACAGGTGTTGCCACTATTTCAGAAGCATTTGTTACTAATGCCAGAATAGGAATATCTACAATTTCTTTTGCTAATATTACAGATGAGCAAGTAGGAATATCTACTGTAGGGTATGTAAATGCAACTGATGTAAGAACAGGTATTGCTACTGTTGGATTTGCTACTATTACTAGTGCAATAATAGGTATTACTACAACAGATGTAGCAACAATTGGACGTGAAGTAGTTGGAATTTCATCAATTACATCTGCTTATATTGGATTATCAACTATTGGTCAAACTTATATTGGTATTGCTACAGTAGGTTTTGCCACTATTACTGATGCTAGAATAGGAGTTGCCACTGTTGGTGTTGTAAGCATTACATCTGCTTATATTGGATTATCAACTATTGGT